ATTGATGTTAAAGGGCCAATCATTTCAAATGATGAAGCTTGGATTTATGAATGGTTTGATATGGATTTTACTAGTCCCAAAACGGTTATTGACCAGTTAGCTAATGCAAATGGTGACAATGTAATTGTATCTATTAATAGTCCAGGCGGTTATGTAGATGATGGGTCAGAGATTTATACAGCTCTGAAAGCTTATCCGGGCCATGTAGAAACGCAAATTGTAGGTTTAGCTGCAAGCGCAGCATCTTTTATTGCTACTGCTGGTGATAAGGTAGTGATTGCACCAACAGCAAAATTTATGATTCATAATGCTTCTATGGGTAACTTGGGAGATCATCGTTCGATGGAAAAAGCTTCTCAAATGTTGAAGACAACTGATAGAACCATTGTAAATGCCTATGTATTGAAAACAGGGAAAGATGAACAAGAGCTATTAGATATGATGGCAGAAGAAACATGGATGGGGCCACAAGAAGCATTAGAGCATAATTTTGTGGATGAAATCATGTTTATGGATAATCTAATTAAATTAACCGCTTCTAGTGGTACATCTGCAATGATTCCACAAAAAATTATTGATGGCTTTAGAAATGGAATGATTAATAAGGGTAAGCCTGAAGGTGTAACAAAAGAAGATCTAAAGGCATCACTTGCAGAATTTAAAAATGAAATTCTGAATGAATTACAACTTAATAAAACAAATGAACCAAAAGAGCCTACTCTTAAACCAGCTAATAAGCGGGATTTGAGTAAGCTCTTTTTAAGTTTATAAAATTGGAGGAAGTCATAAATGACTATTAAATTTAACAAATCAGAAGCTATGAATGAGGCTAAGTCAAAATTAGCAGCGGTTTTAACAAATGCAGAATCTACAGAGCAAGAACAAACAGCAGCCTTTCAAACTTATTTTGATACCTTGCAGCACGAAGTTGCAAACAATGTTCGTAAGCAAGTAAATGATGAAATGCTTGACCGCTCTATTCTTCAGCAACGTGGCCAAAATGTATTAACTTCTGCTGAAATGAAGTTTTTTAATGCGGTTGTACAAGATGGCGGTTTTAAGGATGATGCAATTCTTCCAGAAACAACACAAGAACGTGTATTTGAAGATCTAGTAACAGAGCATCCATTATTAGATGCTTTAGGGTTACAGGATCTAGGTGCAGTAACACGTTTTATTTATTCAGATCCAGAGGGCGCAGCTGTATGGGGGCCATTATTTGGTGAAATCAAAGGGCAAATTAATGCTGCCTTCCATGAAAAACAAATTGGCCAATTAAAGCTAACTGCTTTTGCTGCTATTCCAGATGATATGCTGCAATTAGGCCCGGTATGGGTGGAGCGATATGTACGAACAGTTATTGTAGAAGCTTATGCTGTAGGTTTAGAAAGTGGATTTGTAAATGGTAATGGTAACAATCAGCCAGTAGGTCTTTTAAAAGATGTTAACGCTGAAACGGGTGCAGTAACAGATAAAGCATCATCTGGTACATTAACTTTTAAACCAGGTCGAACTACTGTAATTGAATTAAAAGATGTTGTTAAAGGTCTTTCTAAAAATGCGAAAGGCAAAAACAGAAAAGTTGCAGGGAAAATTGTTATGGTTGTTAACCCATTTGATAATTTTGATATTCAAGCCTCTGCTACTACTCAAAATGCAAATGGTGTATATGTAACAAATTTACCTTTTAACCCGCAAATTGTAGAATCTGAATTTGTTCCTGAAGGCAAAGTTATTTTCTTTGTTAAAGGTGAATATATCGCTGCTGTTGCTGGTAACTACCAATTGAAAAAATTTGATCAGACTTTAGCTATTGAGGATGCAATTCTTTATACAATCAAGCGCTTTGCAAATGGCTTGCCAAAAGATAATAAAGCGTCTGCTGTTTATGACTTGAAAATTGATGAATCTTTAGAAACAGAAGCACCAGTAACAGCATAAGGGGCTGAAGTGATTGGAAATCACGGATAAATTACTTCAGGAATTTAAAGATAAAATGCATTTTTCTCATAAGGGTGAGGATGACAATTTAAAAAAGTTGTTGTCCTTTTCTATTGCCGCTATTACACGGAAAGTTGGAGCATTTAACATTGAAGAGAATGAGGGAGCGAAAGAATTAGTCTTTGAGCGTACCCGCTATGCTTACAATGATGCTGTCGAATACTTTGACAAGAATTTTTCTAGTGAACTAAATAGCGTAGGGTTTGAAATTGCTATGTCTCAAAAAGAAGGTGATCCAGATGCAGCCGTTTAAATATACGCCTCCAAGGATTCATACAGGCGAGTTAAAAACATGGGTTACTTTTTATGAAGCTAAAGAGAACGAAGGGCCATTGCCAGGAGAGAATCCAAGGAACGTCCTTTATGAATGTTGGGCCAAAGTTGATGAAGTATGGACTAAGGATATAGAAATTGCTAAGTCAAATGGTACTTTATCAGACTTAACTATTTCTATTAGAGATCCTAGAGGTGATTATTCACCAACAAACAAAAATTATGTGCAAGTTCATACCCCTGAATATGAGAATTTAAAATACAACATTAAACAGGCTTTTCCTGACTTACAGAACCGGGATTTCATTAAGGTTATAGCCGAGGTATCAAAATGAGTGTTCAAATTAAAGGTTTAAGTAACCTGTTAGCGGATTTAGAAAAACGCCTTGGCCCTGCTAAAGTAAAGAGCATTAGTGACCGGGCATTAAAAAACGCTGCAACGGTTTTTGTAAAGGAATTAAAGGCGCAATTTCAATCTTTTAAAGATACCGGGGCATCCATTGATGAAATTACGATTTCAGAGCCAGTGTATGTTGCTGGTGTAAGGACAATTAAAATACATTGGCGTGGCCCTAAAGACAGGTATCGGATCATTCACCTTAATGAATGGGGAACAGTTAAAAATCCTAACCCTAGAGGTAAAGGAGCTATTGCCAGGGCCATGCGTAATGCGGAAAATGCTTATAAAGCAGCAATTAGAGAAGCTATAAGGAGAGGTATTTAATGCTCTATAAAGTATATGATGCACTAAATACTAGTGACCTTATTAAAGAAAAAGTAGGAAAACAAATTAAGTTTTATAAGTACCCATCTACTGATAATATGCAAGGTGTTTATATTGTCATTGATCCAATAGATGTACCTAAGCCTGGTGATTATGCAGATAATAAATGGTTAACAGACGAATATTTTTATCAAATTGAAGTCTGGTCTTTGAATCTATTTGATACACAAGCTGTTGCAAAAGAGGTTCGTAATATTATGTGGAATCAATTAGGTTTTGCTCAACTAATACCAGGTCTTGATGAATTTGACGAAGATACGGGGATTTACCGCGATGCTAGGCGCTATCGCGGTAAAGAGTATGTAGAAATTTAAAGGAGGAATTTATAATGACAGGAGAAACAAAGAATTATCGTGCTTCTACAGGTGTAGATGAATTTTACTATGGGGAAGTTGGAGACGGTACAGTTGCCTCATATATTGAGCGAGTGGAATATTTACAAAATATTGATGTAGATATGCCTCAAGAGATTACCCGTGCTTACGGAGATAATAAAACAGCGGAAATGGCTGTATCAAACGGTGATATTAAGGTTACTTCTGCTTTTCATAAAATCCCTATGGAGGACAAGCAAAGACTTTTAGGTCTTGAGGTTAAGGAAGGTATTACTTATATGGGTAGTAAAGATAATCCTCCATATGTTGCAACCATTTTTGCTAAAACGTATGAAGATGGCTCTAAAGAATACGTTGGTTTGCCAAAAGGACTATTTACAAGACCAAAAATTGCAGGAAAAACAAAAGAGGATGGAACTGAATTTTCTTCAGAAGAAATTGAAGCACAGTTTATGGATCGTAAAATCGATGGACTAGACGAAGAAAAATCTGTTGCTTTTGCCGTGGACAAAAAAGGAGAAACAATTAACCGGGATCTTTTATTCCAAAAGATATTTGGTAAACCATATCCGACAGGAGAGCAAGGAGGCGTTGAAGCCTAATGAGTACTTTTCAAGTGAAAGCAGCCGAAGTTATTCAGCCTAATAGATTGTTAACTTTATCAAGCGACACTAATGGAAGTGCTATTATTTCTTTGACTAAAGCAGGGGGAAATCCTGATTTTCATTCAACTAGACAAATTGCAAAGGATCAAAATGTAACAGTTAGTTTTAACGGGAAAAAGGCTTGGACAATTGAAGCTGGAGAGAATTTAAAAGCAGGTCAAAGAGTGCAAGCCGGTCAGGATGGAAAATTAGTTAAATCTACTGGTGCCGGGATTGGCTATGTATACGCAGATGTAACAGCTGGTGCATTAGCAACTCTTATTCGTACTTCCAGCGGCACCCCTGGCCCACAAGGGCCAGCAGGAGCAACGGGGCCACAAGGGCCAGCAGGGGCAACAGGCCCAAAAGGAGACAAAGGCGATACAGGCGCAGCAGGGTTTGGTACAAAAGCACAGTATGACGATATTATTGCTCGTCTAACAGCACTAGAAAGCAAGTAGGCTAGATGATAATATCTAGTTCTTTTTTTATTTTTATCTAAAACCAAAAGGAGACTGAAAGAAATGGCAAATTTAAAACGTAACATGATCGAATTAGTAAAAGAAGTAAAAGAAGGGGAAATTGTTACTGAAAAATATCTTACTCCTGTATTTATTCCTTTTGATGTAACTTATAAGGCTGTTGATTTGGCGTCTGAATGGCAAAATACAGAAAGTAAAAAGACTGAACGAGAAATGCTAGATACACTAATTGATTTTGTTGCAAATGATGTCTATAACGGGCAGTTTACGGTTACTGAATTGAAAAAGGGTCTTCATGCACCAGATGCTGCAAAAGTTCTTTATGACCAAGTACAATTTATCTCCCAAGGACAGCAGGATGAAGAAACAAAAAAGTTCCTGGAGAAGAAACGTTAACGGATGAGGACTTTTCCCCAAAAAAACAAAAAGAGTACATGGATAAGATCATCATTGATCTTATGAAAGAAGGAAAAGACATCAATGAAATATTAAAGATGCCCTATTACTTTGTTATAGAACTCTTGAGTGAGCAAAATAAACCTAAACAAGAAAAATCCTTAATCGCAGCATTTGGCGGTTAAGGATTTTTTATTTTTCAAGAAAGGAGGGTGAAGTATGACAGAACGTATAGAAGGTCTTTCCATTGGATTGGACTTAGAAACCTTACAGCTTGAGCGAGGTTTAACGGGACTCAAAGATAGAATGAGAACTCTGAATTCTGAAATGAAAGCTAATTTATCAACATTCGACCGCGGAGAGAAATCCATTGAAAAATACGAAGTAACGATACAAGGATTAAATAAAAAAATCGAGTTGCAGAGGCGTATTGTCAGTGAATCAAGAGCTGAATATGAAAAGATGGTCAAGGAGTTTGGAGAAGGATCTAAACAGGCAGAAAATGCAGCTAGGGCTTATAACAATCAAGTTTCATCCTTAAATTCATTGTATCGTAATATTAACCAAACTAGAGATAGCTTAGACGAATTAAATGATACAACTAATAAATCGAAATTTAGTTTTTCAAGTTTTGGTGAAACTTTAAAGGGTGCTGCTAAAAGCGCAGGTGGATTTGCTCTAAATGCTACTAAGATGGGTAGTGCTGTTGGCTCGTTTGCACCAGTGCTTGCAACAGCAGCAGGAGGCGCATTAGGTTTATCTTCTTCTTTTGCCGCAGCTGGGGCTGGGGCTGTAGCTTTTGGGGCTGTAGCAACAAGTGTCTTGGGTAATGTGTTTGATTCAACTGAAGAATTAGAAAAAGCTCAAGAAAAACTAGACGAGGCAACAAATCCAGAAGAGCGTAAAAAAGCACTAGCAGAAATTGAAAAAATTTACGCAGGAATGAGCAAGGGGCAACGTGAGGCTGTAAAGGATCTACAAGGCTTTAAAAGCTTTTGGGGAGACTTTACTAAGCAGTTTGAGGAACCAATATTTGAAGGCTTTGGAAAAGGCTTAGATATAGCAGAAAATGTGCTTAATAAGCTTGCTCCTACTATAAAGAATGTGGCAGATGTTTCAAATGAACTTCTTGGAAGTTTAGGCAATGCAGTAAATAGTAGCGAAGCAACAAAGTTTTTTGATTGGTTAGCTACAAATGCAGGTGAGGCCTTACGTAGTTTTGGTCAAATTGCCGGAAATGCCGTAGGTGGTGTACTTAATTTACTTCGTGCATTTACTCCTGTAGGTGTATCAATGGAAAATGGCTTAGTAAATCTAAGTGAGAAGTTCAAACAATGGTCATCTACTTTAGAAAATAGTAAATCCTTTCAAACGTTTATCGGGTTTGTGAAAACAAATGGATTGCTTGTCATGGGTGCACTAGGGGATTTATTTGGGATCATCCTTAATGTAGGTAAGTTACTTGCACCAGTGCTAGGAGTTGTCAGTAATGCAGTATTTACCCTAATTGGTAAACTTTTAGAATGGCTTAACAATCTTAGATTATCAGGTGAACAGGCTAATAGTTTTAGAGAAACAGTAGTAAACGCATTTCAAAGTTTAAAGACATTTGTTCAACCTGCTATAGCAGCCGTTTCCTCCTTTATAGGTCAAAAGATAAAGGAAATAAAAGCTTTTTGGGATTCGGACGGTCAGCAATTTGTTCAAGCGATAAAAAATGCATTTAGCATGATCCAATCTATCGTTTCTTTTGTGATGCCTGCCGTGCTTGCTATCATAAAATCGGTGTGGCGAAATATACAGGGTGTCATTTCAGGAGCCCTGAACATCATTATGGGATTAGTTAAGGTATTTTCAGGGTTATTTACTGGTGATTTTTCCAAAATGTGGGAAGGTTTGAAACAAATATTTTCCGGAGCGGTTCAGTTCCTTTGGAATTTCATACAGCTCAATATGTTTGGTAAACTTCTTTCTTTAGGAAAAGTCTTCATTACATCTTTCCGTGGGGTCTTTGTCGGCTTGTGGAATGGTTTAAAATCATTATTTTCCTCAAGTGTAGGATTTCTAAATAGTGCGGTAGTTAAAGGTTGGAATTTACTGCTTTCAGGAACAAAAACTATTTTTAATACCTACCGATCTTTTTTATCTGGTATATGGTCATTCTTAAAATCTATGATTTCTAAAACGGCATCTGGAATAGTTTCCGCTGTCCGTGGTTCGTGGAATTTGTTGAAATCCGTGACGACAACTATTTTTAATGCATACCGTTCTTTCCTTTCAGGAATATGGAATTTCTTGAAATCTATGATTACTAAAACAGCATCCGCAATAGCTAATGCTGTCCGTTCAGCATGGAATTCCTTGAAATCTGCAACAACAAGTATTTTTAATTCTGTCCGTAGTTTCCTAACTTCATTGTGGACAGGAGTACAAAAAACGGTATCTAATTTAGCCTCCAGAACAAAAGATGGGGTAGTAAATGCT